CTAACACACAAATGGAAGAAAGCAAAAAGGACGCTTTTAGTTCTTGGATCAACGATTTAGAAGAAGTACCTGTAGACTCTTCGTGCAGCATAGACAACCCCGACTGCGAAACGTGTGGAAGTTAAAATGAAAAAGAATAAAATTAAATGGATATTATTAGAAAAATTGTTATTGGACAAAACCCCAAGGACGCAATGGCCTACTTTGTGGGACAGCGTGCCGGTGGGGCAATCGTGGATTCTATCGTCTTAGACGAAAGAGTATTTGCTAAACACGGAATTCGTCGCTACCTTGTATACTTATTTGATACAGAGAAAGGTATAACACTATGGAAAACCATAGACGACATGCCATGTTTAATTGAACACGATTGCGATTTTGAATGAAGCCTCTTAGATATTTTATTGTAGATATACCTAAAACAACAGCGGATACATTCACTGTTGGCGATAAAGAATTTTATCTTGACTCTAAGTTTAATGAGTTTGAACATAGGGCTATGGAAGGCCTGGTTCATGCCGTTCCTACTAAGTATAAAACTGGAGTAGAAAAAGGGGACACCCTCTATTTTCATCACCACGTAACCCTTGGCGGGAATCACCTAACCTTACCAGACAACGAAAAGCAACTAAAGGCTACCGAAAGAAAGGGTCAGTATGTACATGGTTATAAGGATCTATATTATGTGATGTTTGATGGGGGAGAAGACCCCTTCTTCTGTCAAGCCTACGCTTATAAAAGCAAAAAGACAGGAGAGATAAAACTGTTAGGAGAGTGGATTTTTTTAGTTCCTGGAGAGCAAGAGCCAGAACTTAAAAGCAGCATCATTCAATTACTACCTCAAAAGAAACCAGACTCGAATCAATATGGTTATGTAAAGTTTGGATCAAGCAAACTAAAGGAGTTAGGTCTTGACGTGGGTGATAAAGTTTATATAAGAAAAAACATGGACTACGTTATGTATGTTGATGGGGAAAAGTTATTTAGAACATACGTAAACCACATCTATGGCAAAGTCGAAAGCAAAGTATAACAATGTAAGCACTGCTGTGAGTTTAAAGGAGGCTATGCAAATAGCAATACAGCATATGATTAGTGAGATACAAAAGCCTGTAGATCAGGACTTAAGCGGGTCCCAAAGAAAAGCAGAACTCCAGGCAATAAAACAAACAGCCGTTGATGCTAAGGAATTGATTGTTGAAAGAGAAAGACTAGAGCAGTTAATTAAAACGCTTCAGGACAAGGGAGAGTTAAAAGAAGAGCAGGATTACTCAGGTGGATTTGCAGAAAAATATTCAAAATGAACTATAATAAAGAACGCAAATTAATTTACTGGGGAACTGCGGGATGTGGCAGTAGAACTAATATAGGTGTTTTTGATCACCTAGGAGACAGATACACTTGTATGGAAAAGGGGACATTTAAGTTTGGAACATCCACACACCAACAAGGTATTCCACCAGGATGCGAAGGATATGAAATTATATGTATGATTAGAAATCCTTATACACGAGCAATGTCAGCCTACCTTGATCTGCTACAGGATGGTGTACCTTCTACTTTTAAGGAATATTGTTTTGGTGATAGGTATTTACATTGGCCTAACGATGTAGACCTACACTACTGGCATCAATGGAAAGAGTTGGGTACACCTAACTGGTTTATTAGATTAGAGCACATGATTGAGGACTGGGAAAGCATCCCTAATTTAATGGATAATATTGAAGGCTGGGAAGATTTTAAAGTGAGCAATATAATTCAGAACAATCACAGTTTTGAGAATAAGTTCGATGAGTATGATGAGAACGGTCATCAGAAGGTAACTAAATATATGGATCAAGAAGTGGCAGATTTAATTTATGAAAAAGATAAGATCATCTTTGAAATAGGGAATTACAACAAGGACAGTTGGAAATGAGTAACAATTTTACATACTAATAGTTATGATTATAATAGATGACTTTATTCAAAACAAAACCCTTCTAGACAATATAGCGAAGGACAAAACATTCTTTAACAACAATGGTCAATACTATTGGTATGACGGATGGTGGGAACAAGAACCCAATACATTAAAGAAAGAATTAATAAAAGAATTATGGGGGGAAAATTCTCCTTATAAAGGGGTAAAAATAGAGGGGTTTGAATATTGGACTGGTCAACTTGGTCCAGACGCGAACACCAAAGAACTACCAATTCACTTTGACAAGGACGAGGCAGAGTGGGCAAGAAGCGGAAAGGTTATTCCTCCGGTAATTGGGACAGTATTTTATCCAGTTCCTTTTGACATAACAGGAGGGGACTTAGCAATTTATTCTTCAGGGATAGATAATGAACCAGAGATTGTTAAGCCAAGGTTTAATCGCCTTGTTATATTTGATGCAGGAAATCATCAGCACACTGTTCAACCAGTTAACAGCGGATTAAGAAGTGCTATAGCAATAAACCTTTGGGATAGAAAATTAGATCTATTAATGGAATAATATTATGGCTGGGCTTATACAATTAAACGAAGACACTTTAGTAAATATATGCCCTGACAATTCTACTGGAGATAATATTGTAATCGCAGAACTTGATATACAATTACCTAAGAAACCTCAAAAGAAAAATATATTATTTTACGATCTCCCAAAGTCAGAACAGCGATGGCAGAGAACATCATTGCCTGAGGACCTAAGGAAAGTAACCTCTATGGAGGAGTGGCTAACTATGCCTGAATCGTTCAGGAAAATACACACATCTTATATTGCACAAGAATATGAAAGACGACGCAGCGGTGTCTGGTTCTACAACAACGGACTACCCACCTATATCACAGGCAACCACTACTTCTTTTTACAGTGGTCTAAAATTGACATCGGATATCCCGACTATCTGGACTTCCAGCGTGAACTCTACATACACCTTGAGGCCTGCTCACAAGACCCTAGATCTTTAGGTCAGGTATATGTAAAGTGTAGACGTTCAGGATATACAAACATGTCTGCCTCAATTCTGGTAAACGAAGGGACCCAAGTAAAAGAAAAACTATTAGGTCTTATGTCTAAGACCGGAGCGGACGCTCAGGAGAATATCTTTATGAAAAAGGTTGTTCCTATTTATAAAAGCCTTCCATTTTTTTTTAAACCAATTCAGGATGGAACGACTAACCCTAGAATGGAATTAGCATTTAGGGAGCCATCAAAAAGAATAACGAAAAAGAATAAGACATCTAAAAGCGGAGAGGCTTTAAATACAGTAATCAACTGGAAGAGCACAACCAATAATGCATATGATGGAGAGAAACTTCACATTCTATATTTAGATGAGGCAGGAAAATGGGAAAGACCTACTGACATCCGAGAATCCTGGAGGATCCATAGGACGTGTCTACTGGTCGGTAGAAAAATTGTGGGCAAAGCATTAGTAGGAAGTACCGTTAATCCCTTAGACAAAGGCGGAAGGCAGTTCAGGGACCTGTATGAAGCAAGTGACCCACTAGAGAGAAACGAAAACGGAAGAACACGTAGCGGTTTATACTCTATTTTTATTCCATCTCATGATGCACTAGAGGGTTTCTTTGATCTCTATGGTTTGCCTGTTGCAGAAGATCCAGAGAAAGGCGTGGAATCAAACGACGGTGAGATAATAGAGATAGGTGCGAGGACTTTTTTGAAGAACGAAAGAAAGGCGTTGACTGGAGATTCTTATGAACTTAATGAGGTAATAAGACAGTTCCCATTTACCGTGGCTGAAGCATTTAGAGACAGTGCAAAATCATCTCTTTTCAATGTCCAAAAGATTTACGAACAGGTTCAGCACAATCAAGAGATGTTCCCTTCTCCTGTGATTGTAGGCAACTTCGTATGGAGCGAAGGCGTTCCAGACACTCAGGTTTTATTTAGGCCAGACCCTAATGGTAGATGGAGAATATCTTGGCTCCCGCCTGATGATCTAAGAAACCTACCTAAACCATCTAACGACTGGCTGGGTTGTGGAGGGGTTGACTCCTACGACATTGATGCCACTGTTGATGGAAGAGGTTCTAAAGGTGCTTGTCATTTGTATAATAAATTTAACCTGGCTCATCCATCTAATACGTTTGTGGCTGAGTATGCATCCAGACCTCCCTTAGCAAAAATATTTTATGAGGATGTTTTAATGGCATCTAAATATTATGGCTTCCCTATTCTTATAGAGAACAACAAATATGGAATAGCAAGACACTTCGAAGCAAGAGGTTATGCTGACTGGTTAATGGATAGGCCCACACACATTGGCTCAGGGTTTGGAACAAAAACCAAGACAAAAGGAATACCCTCAAACTCACAAGATATAATCCAGGCTCATGCACAAGCGATTGAATCCTATGTACATAACTATGTGGGACTTAACGAAGAAACATTAGAGTATGGTAACATGTATTTTGAAAGAACACTAGAGGACTGGGTTAACTTTAAAGTAGATGACAGAACAAAGTTTGACCTCTCTATTTCTAGCGGCCTTGCTTTGCTTGCTTCTCAAAGCGCACCCAAGAAAAAAGCCTCATCTGATATGAACTTAAAGAAATTCTTTAGACCCGGTCAGATAATTATACGATAATTAATTGAAGTATATTTGCAATATTACCCTCATTGAGTATGAACAATCAATATAACAAGGGACAGTCTTCTTTCCCAGACCCATTAGCAAGCACAGAAGAGAAGTTAGATAACTCGTATGGACTTCAATACGCAAAGTCTATGTTTGCTCAGTGGGTAGGAAGCGACTATTCAAATTCACTATACGGAAGAAGAAACGCTGAGATCGAAAGATGTAGAGACTATGCGCAAGGAACTCAGGACACTTCCATCTACAGAAAAATATTAAACTCATTAGATCCTAATGGAGGGGGAGGAACTCTTCTTACCTTGGATTACACTCCTGTTCCTATCGTTCCTAAGTTTGTTAAGATAGTAGTAAACAAGATATTATCTAGAGCACCCTACCCAAACATAGAAGCGGTAGATCCATTATCAAGATCTGAGAAAGACAAAAAAAAGAACGCTACGATTTTAAAGATTGAGAACAAGCAGATGCTCATGGAAGCAAAAGAACTTGGTCTTGATATAGACGTTGATCCAGAGAATCTTCCTGATACGCCTGAAGAGACTGAGATATTTATTGATACAAATGTCAAGACAGATGCTGAGATTGCTGCCCAATTAGCAACAGAGATGACGCTAAAGTGGAACGACTTTGGTGAGGCAATATATAGAAGATGCGTAGAGGACTTAGCGGTAACAGGATTAGGTATTGCTAGAAGATCTAATGATCCTAACTATGGTATTAAAGAGGAGTACGTAGACCCTGCTAAGTTTATTCACAACTGGACTGATGATCCAAATTTCACAGACCTTACTTATGCTGGCAACTTCCGTTACATAACAATAATGGAACTAAAAAGAATTGCAGGGGATCAGTTTACTGAAACGCAATATGAAGAGATTGCTAAAACAGTAATGAACAAGTACGGTAATCAACCTGACCAATTCTCAACATCTACTCAGTCTGGCTATA